AAAGCCAGCGAAACGGGGATAGTAGCAAAAGAGGAACTTGATGCCGCGCAGAAGATGATGTCTGCGGATCAGTATGCTCAGGAGTTTGAGTGTTCCTGGAATGCGAATGTACCTGGCGCGATCTTTGGTAAGGAGATGCAAGATGCTCTGGATGCTGGAAGAATTACGAAGGTTCCCTATGATCCCTCGGTTAAGGTAGATACCTGGTGGGACTTAGGAATTGGAGATAGCACCGCTATTTGGTTTACACAGACCGTAGGGAGAGCCATCCAGGTAATGGATTATTATGAGAATAGGAATGAAGGGTTACCCCACTACTGTTCCGTTCTTAACCAAAAAGGATACCTATACGGTACACATAATGCACCGCACGACATAGATGTCCGTGAATTAGGGTCTGGTAAATCAAGAAGAGAGATTGCCTGGGATTTGGGATTGAATTTTAGAGTTGTTCCGAAGCTGCCCCTTGAAGATGGTATTCATGCCGCGCAGCTGCTGATACCGCGCTGCTGGTTTGATAAGGCTGCCTGCCACACGGGATTGGAATCTCTGCGGCAGTATCATCGGGCCTATAACGAAAAGACAAGAAGTTTTAGAACATCACCCGTACATGATTGGTCATCACACGCATCGGATGCCTTTCGGTATTTGGCGGTAGGTATTCGTGAAAATAGAATTGGTGACAGACCGCCACAACAGATGGCTGATAATCACTACAACCCTTTTGCTGCATAGGAGATATTATGGCTGAACCGACATTTTGGGATAAACTCGTCAGTACACTGAAACTTGGCGAGAAACCAAAGACCAGCAAAAAAGAATATACGATTCCAGATTCCATACCGTTAATTGGTGGCAAACAAGTTACTTTGTCGAATGAGTTTAGTGAAGAGCAAGAAAAATTCTTTGAGGATGCACAAAAATCGAATGAACGGGACAGAAAGCGAAGAGAAGAGGAAGCCAGAAAATCATTAGTTAAAGAAACTGTCGATGCAGCAAAACCCCCCAAAGAAGAAACCCCACCCCCTAAACTCCCTAAACCTCCTAAACCCCCAAAAACGGGTCAAACAAATAATGAAACGGGTACGGGCGGCACGGAAAGCACTGTCGAAACGCAGCCAAAAGAGGAAACAATAGAAATTGTTAACGAAATGATCGGTTCAAAAGGCGGTACGGTTGTCCCAAATAAAGTCCTCGATTCAAACGCACTAAGAAAGAGAAGGTCGTTAGTTTCAAGGGTCGCAAAAAGAGGCCTTCTGGCTGGTGAAGATGCCAACAAGATGCTGAATTAATATGTACGGTTCCAAGAAAAATGTCGCTGGGATGATGGGCGCATTATCCTCACAACCCCTCCAGGGAATGCGGTTTGCCATGAATGTAGACCCTCTGGAGAGAATGGAGCAAAAGCGAAAAGGCCGATTGATGGGTGGCGATCCGAAGAAATCCAAGAAAAAGAAATCCTTAATGGGGATGTATAATGGCAGATAAGGTATTGCCGCAAATCGCGGCACTCGACAAGAGATATAAGAGTTTACTGTCTCAGCGATCCAACTGGGAAAAACACTGGCAAGAACTGGCAGATTATATGTTGCCCCGTAAGGCCGATATTACCAAGCGGAGAACCCAGGGCGATAAGCGCACTGAGTTGATCTATGACAGTACCGCTCTTCATTCCGTGGAACTTCTAGCCTCTAGTCTGCACGGTATGTTGACAAGTCCAAGCACCCCCTGGTTCAGCTTACAATATAGGAATAGTGATCTTCAGAGTAATGACGAAGCAAATGAATGGCTGGAGACTTGCTCCTCCCAGATGTACAAGTCTTTGCAGCGATCCAATTTTCAGCAAGAGATTCACGAATTATATTATGACCTGGTGGTGTTTGGCACTGCTTCTATCTTTATTGAATATGCCCAGGAAGAAAGATCTTTAAGGTTTTCAGCGCGTCACATTGCAGAAATATGTATTTCCGAAAACATGAACGATAAGGTCGATACGGTTTTCAGAAAATTTAAAATGACGGCCCGTCAGATCCTACAGAGGTTTGGCGATAAAAATGCCCCCGACAGAGTAAAGAAGGATGGCGATAACGAACCCTATGCTGAACATGAGGTGGTTCATGTCGTATTTCCACGGGCAGATGCCAAAGGTGGATTTGCAGAAGACAAGCCGTTTGCCTCTATATATTACCACGAAGACACGAAAGTTCTTCTTTCCGAAAGTGGTTTTGACTCTATGCCGTTCTGCGTACCCAGAATGAATAAGGATAGTGTCAGTATTTGGGGAAGATCCCCTGCGATGAATGCTCTGCCTGACACCAAAATGCTCAATAAGATGTCTGAGGTTACCATTCGGGCGGCACAAAAACAGATAGATCCACCACTGATGGTTCCAGATGACGGGTTTATTCTACCAGTTAGAACAACACCTGGCGCATTAAACTTCTATCGTACTGGAACAAGGGATAGATTAGAGCCTCTCCAGGTTGGCGCAAACAATCCATTGGGTCTAAATATGGAAGAGCAAAGACGGAATGCTATCCGTGAGGCCTTCTATGTAGACCAGCTGCTTTCTCAGGAAGGCCCAAGAATGACGGCTACGGAGGTTTTACAAAAGAACGAGGAAAGAATGCGGCTACTAGGCCCAGTTCTTGGAAGGCTCCAGGCAGAACTTCTACAACCTCTTATCTCAAGGACATTTGAATTGATGCTGGCAAATAAGGAATTACCAGAGGCTCCCGAAATGCTCCAGGGCCAGAATATAGATATTGAGTATGTATCACCTCTGGCAAAAGCGCAGAAGCTAACAGATCTTCAAAGCACAATGAGAGGCCTCGAAGTAATGATGCAGATGGGCGAAATGGCTCCCGTTGGTGACTATATCGACACCGATGGTTTGATTAAGTACATTGCAGAAGTTACTGGAATGCCTGCGAAAATTATAAAATCAGAAGAAGAAGTCGCGGCATTAAGAGAGGAACAACAACAACAGGCAGCAATCCAGGCACAACAACAAGAACAAATGCTTGAGGGTCAGAATATGCAGCAGGCCGCCCCCATGATGAAAGTTCTACAACAAGCTGAACAAGCCGCTAACCAACAATGAAATTAGACGATTTAAAGAAGACATACCGCCAGCTATTTAATACTGACGAAGGCAAGGTCGTTTTACGCGATTTAAAACTCAGAAACCATATGCTTTCCTCAACATTTGTGCCTGGCGATACGAATGACACCGCATTCCGCGAGGGTCAGCGATCCGTTGTTCTGACGATATTAAGAATGATGGAAGAGAAAACAACGGCAGAAATTCAACAATTAAAGGAATAAAAGATGAGTGAAGCAGAGACAACCCAGGAAACTGGATCTCAGGAGGCTGCTGCGCCAGCAGTTAATTTTATTGATACATTACCAGAGGACATAAGAGCAGAACCTTCTCTGAAAAACTTTTCAGATATTGGTGGTTTGGCAAAGAGTTATGTCCACGCACAAAGGCTCATTGGGTCTGACAAGGTGCCGATACCAGGCAAGTCAGCTACCGAAGAGGATTGGGATATGGTCTATTCCAGGCTAGGAAGACCGACAGATGCCAACGGCTATGAGATTGAAATGCCGAAGGCCTTTGAAGACAAGGACAGTCAGAGATTTAGGGAAGCCGCCTTTAAGGCTGGATTGAACGGAAAGCAGGCATCGGCTATGGCTGAAATGCTTAATGGTCAACTCACAGAGGCTTCCGAAAACTATACGACAAATGCAGAAAACTTGCGCCATGATTCCGAAATGGAGTTAAGAAAGGAGTGGGGTAAGGCATTTGAGCAAAAAATGCAGCAGGCTAACCGTGGGGCAGAATATTTTGCCGATAGCGAAGTTCTGGATATTCAGCTTGCCGATGGTCGAAAAGTAGGTGACCATCCGCAATTAATAAGAATGTTTGCCTCTCTAGCCGAAAGGATAGCAGAGGACAGCGTAGAGGGTAAGGCCCAGGATGCGATTATGACACCCGTTGAAGCAAACCGCGAACTTGCGGAACTTCAAGCGAAGGACAGTCCATACTGGGATAAGACCCACCCTCAACATGATTCCTTCGTTCAAAGGGCGCAGCAGCTTTTTGAACTGATGGGAGAGTAAGATAACCTTTTAGGCCTTACGACTTTTTTATCATCGTGACCCCTTTCGAGGGACAATCCATCAAAACTTAACTTAAATAATGAAGGAGTGTATGATGAGTACACAAATTACTACAGCCTTTGTTAATCAGTATAGTTCCAATGTTCAGCTACTCTCTCAACAGATGGGAAGTCTTTTGAGAAATGCGGTGGATGTTGAAACTGTCAACGGTGACAAAGCATTCTTCGAGCAAGTAGGCAGTGCCGCTGCAGAGGAGAAAACCACAAGAAACAGCGATACTCCGCTGATGGACACACCCCATTCCAGGAGAATGGTAACATTAGCAGACTATGAGTATGCAGATCTCATTGATTCGGAAGATAAAATTCGAATGCTTATTGACCCTACATCAACTTATGCCAAAGCAGCAGCTGCGGCTATAGGGCGAAAAATGGACGATGTTGTCATAGCGGCTTTGGGTGGTACTGCGAAAACTGGATCAGCTGGTTCTACATCAACTGCTCTTCCAGCAGGCCAGAAAATCGCTCATGGGTCAGCAGGATTAACCATTGCAAAATTAGTATCAGCGAAAAAGATACTTGACCAAGGCAGTGTTGATCCATCAATAAAGCGATACATCGTTGTATCTCCAGAGCAGATGGAAGATCTATTGAACTCAACTACAGTTACTAGTGCAGATTTTAATTCGGTAAATACTTTGCCTATCTAGGTGGAAACACTTAGATGAAACTCAGTCAAATTCGGGGAAGGCTTTAAAATGCTAATCCCGAGCCAAGCCTAGAAATAGGAAGGTGTAGAGACTTGACGGCTGATACCCTAACATTCAGATGAGGGTAAAGAGAAAGTCCAGACCACAAACTCGACAGAGGCGGTGAAAACCGTAGTTGGTATGAAAGGCACTTGTACAGGGTGATATTGATACTTTTGTTGGTTTCAAGTTCATAACATCAAACCGTTTAACTGACGATGGCACTAGCCGACTATGCTATGCCTGGGCAGAGGATGGGTGCAAATTGGCCATGGGAAAGGAACCAACGGCCAGCATTGATGTAAGACCTGATAAATCATACGCAACCCAAGTGTACTACTGCGCTTCATTCGGCTCAACCCGAATGGAAGAAGCAAAAGTAGTTCAAATTGCTTGCAACGAATAGTAGGAGGATTAAAAAATGGCTACAGTTTACTCAGTCCAACAGACTAAGCATAACCAGAATGATCCTACTGAAAAGATCAAGCCAAACGAAAAGGGTGGCAGAGTTCGTATTGCATACGCGCTATACGAGGCTTCTTCCCTAGCGTCTGGTGATGTCATCAATATGTTTGTTTTACCAAATGGAGCGAGAGTTCTTGAAGGTACGCTAACACATGACGCGATGGGTTCATCTACTACTTTGGCGGTAGGTCATGCGGCATATAAGAATGCCGATGGTACAACAGTTGCACTTGATGCAGACGAATTTTTCGCTGCTGCTGCTTCTACATCCATAACAACAGTTAATGTTGCGGTAACATCTGCACTAGGCAGAAACACCGTAATTGACGCTGACGGTGACGGTTACACAGTGACCGTAACAATGGGTGGAGCAGCTGGCACTGGAACTGTCGAACTGCAAATGCTCTACGTTGTAGATTAAAGATCTTGGACGGCTCCTTCGGGGGCCGTCCTTTTACTTAGGAGAATTCAATGCCATCAGTTGTAGACATAGCAAATGAAGCCTTAAACATCATTGGAGCGAATACCATCTCTGCTCTAGATGAGAATTCAAAGGCGGCTATCGTAATTAATCAGCGATACAGTACTATAAGGGATAGTGTCTTTAGAGATCACCCTTGGAACAGTCTGACGAAAAGAGCAACTCTGGCACAAGATACCGAAACACCTGATTTCGGCTATACATACCAATACACACTCCCCACCCTTCCCTATTGCCTGAGAGTTCTGGAATTCTCTAATGGCACCTCCAGCTATCCTCAAGACAATATGACAAATAACACGGGTGGCCCCGTTTTTGTTATTGAAGGCCGTAAACTTCTTACTGATGAAGGTACTGTAAAAATAAGATATATAGCACGGGTTGAAGATCCAAATGAGTATGATGCCTCTCTCATAGATGCTTTGGCGGCAAAGATTGCCACAGAAATATGCTATTCCATTACGGGTTCGGCATCTCTCGTTACAACAACCTTTCAGCTATACCAGCAGAAACTATCACTTGCTAAGAATGTGGATGCAACAGAAGGCGCACCACAACGTATTGAGGCATCAGACTTTATTGAATCGAGGTTCTAATGGCACGATCTGCGCCATCCATATCTGCCTTCGTAAGTGGGGAATTATCTCCACGATTGGAAGGACGGGTAACCCTGGAGAAATACCAGACGGGATTAGCAGACCTCACAAATATGATTGTATTGCCTCAAGGAGGTGCAACAAGAAGACCAGGCACGGAATTTATTGGAGAAGTAAAGTCCAGTTCCGTAAAGAATAGGCTAATACCTTTTCAATTCAAAACTACGGACACCTATATTCTGGTATTCGGAGATCAGACGATGCGAGTTATTCGAAACGGATCTCAGGTTTTAAACAGTTCGGCAAAGAATATTACGGCTGCAACCAAAGCGAACCCTGGTGTAATTACTTCGAATTCACATGGTTTTTCAAATGGCGATGAGATTTATATTGATTCAGTCTCTGGAATGACGGAATTAAATGGCAGAAATTATCTTGTAGCTAATTCCACAACAAACACATTTACGCTGACTGACCTATTCGGCACGGCAATCAATACAACAGATTTCACGACTTATACCTCTGGAGGTACGGCAACAGAAATATATGAAGTTGCGTCACCCTACACAGAAGCCCATCTTCCGAATGTCAATTTCGCTCAATCTGCTGATACGATGTATTTAGTACACCCAAGTTATGCGATAAGGACATTAACACGCTCTGCTCACAATAATTGGACTTTTGCCACCGCCAGTATATCTGGCAGCCCTTCCCCTGGGTTGGCATCTTCAGATAATTATCCGAGTGTGGTGTCTTTCTTTGAGCAAAGGTTGGTATTCGGAAACACAAATAATAACCCACAAACCTTATGGTTTTCTAAAAATGGTGCCTATTTAAATTTTACTGTTGGAACCAATTCTGATGATTCTTTGATTTACTCAATAGCGAGCAATACGGTGGATAGCATCCGTTGGCTTTCAGCAACAAGGGTGCTAACTGTCGGAACTTCTGGTGGGGAATATGTGGTGACTGCCAGTAATGACGGGCCAGTTACACCAACGACTACACTTATAAGAAAGTATTCAAACTACGGATCGGCTCAAGTTCCACCCGTTCAAGTTGCCGATGTTACTCTATTCCTTCAAAGAGGTGGCAGAAAGGTAAGAGAATTTAAGTATGTCGGAGATGTCGATGCGTCAGGCTATCAGGCTCCTGACATGACTATCCTGGCAGAACATATTACTGATGGCGGTATTGAGGCACTGGCCTTCCAGCAAGAGCCAGACTCTATTGTATGGTGCGTTAGGGCAGATGGCACATTACTAGGTCTTACCTATCGTAGAGAAGAACAAGTTGTTGCCTGGCACAAGCATACTTTAGGTGGTGTCTTTGGATCTGGAAACGCGGTTGTCGAAAGTATAGCTACATTGCCTACGGATAGTGGTGAAGATGATCTCTATATGATCGTAAAGAGAACAATAAATTCTGTTACAAAAAGATATGTGGAGAAACTAAAAACATTTGACTTTGGGTCAGCTGCAACGGGATCATTCTTTGTAGATAGCGGATTAAGTTATTCTGGATCTGCCACAACCTCTCTATCGGGATTATATCATCTCCAAGGCCAAACGGCTTCGGTGCTTGGAAATGGAGCCTCTCATGCCACAAAAACAGTTGCATCTGGCGGTATTACTACGGACTTTAGTGTGACAACGGCTGCCGTGGGATTAGGTTTTACAAGCAGTATGAAGACCTTGCGATTGGAAAGCGGATCTGTTGACGGAACGAGTCAAGGTAAGCCAAAGAGAATTCATGCCGTGACTGTTAGGTTATTTGAAACCGTAGGTGTTGAAGTCGGCACCAGTTCAAGTTCCGTTGAACGAATACCATTCAGAGACAGTTCAATGGCTATGGATACCGCAGTGTCTCTCTTTACGGGTGACAAGGATATAGAGTTTACGGGTGGCTTTGATGACGATCAGGACAGAATATATGTCCAGCAAACCCAAGCCCTCCCCTTAACAGTTTTGGCATTATTCCCAAGACTCAACACATTTGATATATAGGTGAAATAATGGGGCCATTTGAAATAATATTATTAGGCTCACAACTTATTGGTGGTTTGCAACAAAAGAAAGCCGCTGACAGAGCAGCTAGAGCAGCTAGGGATGCTGGCGATTTTAATGCTGAAATCATAGAGCGAAATATTGAACTTCTAGGGAAACAGTCCGATCTAATTAATCAGAACCTATTGATGGAGAAACAACGCGGTAAATCCGCATTTGAAGCCATACAAGGTGAGGTAAGAGCAAACACGGCCTATGCTGGCATAGATATGTCCAGTGCCACTACTCAGATGAATTTAGAGCAGAATGCCAGGGAATTTGAGTACGAGCAGAAGGTTATGGATTATAACAATGCCATTACGCAAATGCAGATAGCCGATGCCCAGGAAGACAGTCGATTGCAGGCAGAACTATCACGGATGGAAGGTGGCGCATCTGCGGCATCACTTCAAGCACAAGGGACTGCTAATCTTATTAAATCTTTTGGTGATACCGCCAAGATGGGCTATGAAATGGGAATTAACTTATGAGAATACCAGTTTACAGATCGCGTATTCAAGCAACCAATGAAGCCCCTGGTCGTGCATTCCAGACACGAAAGAGAGCGCAGCCATTTGTCCAGGCGGCATTGGATAAGGGTAAAGTCGGTCAGGCTTTAACAAGCAGTATCGGGGATTATGCTCTCTATCGCTACAACATGGCAGAGCAGCTTAAACTGGATGAGGCATCTGTAAAGGTTCAAGATGAGTTAAGAAACCTTGCCTTTGATCTTTCACAGAAACAACAAGTCAATGCTCTTGACGAGGATGGTCTTTGGTATTCGGAATCAAAGAAAATAAAAGACCGTGCGTTAGCAGAGTTAGGTAAAAACAAAAATACTTTGCAAAAGTTTAATGCAACCTATCTGATGTCTGAAAGTAACAATAGATTTGGCTTACGGAATGATCTTCAAAGCATTAAGAAAACAAAAATTGCAGAAACGGAAACTAAAGAAAAAGAATTAATTGTAAGTGACTTAATTGATAACGATACAAGTCTTCCGTCAGGAACAGAGAAAATACAAGAATACAATAATGTTCTTGGAGCATTTGCGTACAAACAAGGTCAGAAAATAACTAAGCTAGGCTATGATCCTACAGTTGTTGAAGATGAATTTCGCCTTATGCAAAAAGATATAGCGAATGGTGTTCTTAATGTTTCCGTTAATAATGACCCAAGAATAGCGGCTAATATTATAAGTTCTAAAGATGACATCCTTGAAAAAAGGCGAATTGATTTAGCGATTAGAAATTTAGACGGGGCAGAAATGCCAGAAGAGTTAAGAATCGATAAAGCAATTAATGATGTAAGGCTCAGAGATTTATCAACCTTGACGGGAATAAACACGGATTACTTAGTGCATACGTTAAGTAATATTGACAAAGAAGACCTCATAGAAATAACTAATGCAGCCTTTGATGACGCAATTAATGCCGTAAAAAGAGAAAATGAATACGAAAAATTTGCAGAGGATACAGCGGCAGAAAACCAACAAACAGCACTAGAGTTTTACACCGCCATAAGCCTTCAAGGGACAGAAGCTACTTTTAATATTACCGACTTCACATCCCGTATTCCAAGCACAAAAGCATTCAATCGGCATGAAACACTTGTCCAAAATGCCTTTGATGGTCGGAGCGAGATAGATGCGATAACCGCCCAGGAATTGCTTAAACAAATCATAATAGAAAATGGTGTTAGTGATCAGATGGCGAAAGTTATTGAGGATCGATCTTTGGTCAGCACTCCAGATAAAAATATAGCTGGAGCGCACCTTAATGCCGATGATCCGCTTGCAATAGAAAATTATAAGACATATCTCGCTTTGGTAGACAATGGCGGTATTACCAAAATGGATATTATGAGCAAATCAAGTGAGCTTACGGGCAGTCACTTTGAAAAACTGCTTACAAGATTTGAAAGTGTGCAAAATGAGACTTTCACAACCATAAATAGAAATATGCGGTTTTTGTTTGATCAAGCCGAAGATGGCGCACCACCTGGAGCAATGGCACCAGAAAAGTTTAATGGTTACAATTCCGTTATGGAAGGTATTACGGATTTTCAATTAAAGAATCCAAATCATACACCAGATCAACTTATTGAGGAGGCTTCAAGATTGGTAAAGTCTTTCGGTCAGTCGCTACTTGGTGATGCGGAAATTCAAATTACAGAGGCAATAGAGCGGTCATTAAAAAGTACCGCATTTGGTAAAATACCAGACCCCGTATTTCAAAATAACAAACTTATTAATGAAAAAGAAATATTAGATGCTATGGCACAGCGAATTAAAGATGCTCCCGACAGTTTGTTATCCAAAGCACAGCAACAGCAGGCAGATGTTCTGCATCAAATAAATTTTCTCAATAAATTAAGAAGAAATGTCGAATGACCATTTACGATGAACCACGGCTAAAACAATTAGCAGCAAACCAATTTCTACGCGAAAAAGATGTAGACGAAACGCATGAGGACGAGTCTACCTTTAATACATTTGTAGAGGCCTTGGGTCGTGTTAGCAGAAGTGTTGCTGAAACTGTTAATCCCATGAGTTTGATGACAAAAGCTATTGTACAACCTGAGAAGGCTGTTGATACAGTAACAACGGGTGCAAGGTTTGCCGCTAATACAGCTATTAATTCCTTTGAAGACGTAATGAAAGTTACCGCTGATATGGAGGATGGCTTACGACAAATGGGTGTTAATGTGCCAGCCTTTAGCCTGGACGAAATGCGTTTTAAATCTTCTGATGAGATGCTTACGGAAAGGCGGCTAAATGCCTATGCCACGGGTGATGCAACATCTGATATGAACATGGGTCGCATTGGAAATCGAACAGAAATAGAAAAAATGCTTGAGCCAATAGCAAGTTTTTTCTTAACCAGTTGGCTAGGTGGCGGCATTACTAAAGCAAAAGGCATCCTGACGGGAGCCGCTACAATAGATTTACAAGAAGGCAATCTTTCCAATGTATTAGCAGATTTCGGAATACTGCCAGAATTAGCTGAGTATCTAGGAAGTAGGCCTGAGAATGCAGAAGTGGGTTACGAAAGGTTATTTCTACGAACAAAAAACCTTGTTGAAGAAGGTGTCCTTAGTGCAGCCTTTCTTGCACTTCCCTTGGCATTTCAGTCATTAAAAAATAGTGGTGTTCAGTTTACCCTGGGAACAACGGCTCTTACTGCTATTCCAGAAGAGGCCGAGGCTGGTATTGGCGGCTCAGTAGGTGAGTTGGTTGAGGCAGGCTTACGAAGGATTAAAGGCGGTCAGTCAAAGGGTCAGTATGTCGGTGCGCCCGTAGGAATTGATAGTCCACAGAAATTAGCAGCATTGAGAACAAAAGTATTTAATATTGCCAAGGGCGGTGAGATTGGAAGGTTTTGGTATGAGCGAAGCGGTCAACAAATACTAGATGCCGTTGGCGGTGACATTGATGAGGCCGATAAACTTATCCAGGCGATTGCGGTAACCTCTCCAGGAACCCCAGTTAAAAATAATTTGGATTATGCAATACAAGCCTACAATCAATGGAAGGCAGGGGAGCAAATTAAAACGGGTCGTTTCCCAACTGCGATGAGCAAAAAATTAGAGGAAATATTCTCTGGCAAAGATTGGGATGGGAGAAAGACAGACGATTTCTATAATAATCTAATGATCCACATCGATCCAGAGAGAGCAGGCCCAGTTACGGGTGATCTGTGGATGTTACGATCTTTTGGCTTTATTAAACCTAATGAAATGCCAACCGAACAACAATATGCATTTATCACTAGAGAAACCCAAAGAATGGCAAAGGCTTTAGATTGGGAACCCCACCAGGTGCAGGCAGCTATATGGGTTAATATGAAAGCCAAATCAGAAAACCCAGAACTTAAAAAGTTAGTGGAAAAAATCTCCGAAAAGAAGGGATGGATAACTTATAAAACTAACGAAAAAGGTAGAAAGCAGCGCGTAGTTCTTAACAAAGAAAAGCATATGGAGAATTGGTTTAACCAGGCTCTCAAATACGAACCTACAGACGCAGATTTTGAACGGGCCAAGTTTGACTATGCTGATGCAATTAGAGCCAACATGGCGCAGATTTCATGGGAAAGTAAGCCTAGTTTTACTAGCAACCATATGCCAGAAATATTTGAAGCCCCTTTTGAGCAGCAGGCAGAATTTCATACGGCAGTATCGAAAGGGTTTCTTGACGAAGAAGGTAATGATCTGCTTGCTAAGAAAATTGGGATTATGTCACCAGGTGACTTCGAGGCTCCTGGATACTTTGAGGGTGTTGTTAGTCCTGGCACACAGACAGAAGTTGTTGTGCCAAGAAAATACACAAGTAAAGGGTATGGGCAAGTTGAGCCAGCTGCACTTGATCTTATGAGTCAATACGCAGCAGTTCGTGGAGTTCTATTAAAACAAGATGGTGTAGGGTATCACAGACCATTTTATGATCCTAAGAAAGCGGATGCCAATGGTTTTGAAATACGGATTGGCAGGCCTTTAACACCAGAGGAAACCACAGAATTAGGTAAGATTTTAGAAGAACTATCAGGGCATCTTGAGTATAATCCTATTGGTAGGACTGATGGCGGTAGAATTATTAACTTTGACCATGCAAGAAAATTAGAGGATGGAACCCCTGCTCAAAAAGATACCTGGGTTCCAAAAGAACTTCTCCGAACAAATAAAGAGTTTATTTCCCTGGTAGAAACTGCTATAGAAAGGCTGGATCTTGGCGATACGGGTGTCGAGATTAAGTATTTCAATAGCCAGAACGGGTATTCGGCTAATAATTGGAAGGAGAGTGTAAATGGCGAAGATCATCTCAAGGAGTTGGGTGGAGAAGGACGATCCGATGTTTACGGGAAAGTTTACTCTATCATCGAAGAGTTCCAACCAATCATCGATGACATCGAAGCCGACTTTGCAGAACGATACGGCTGGTCAAGAAACCTCGAACTCAATGCAAAGTACAGAACAAAAACTGAATAAATAAGTTTACGAATTAACTAAAACACAGTATAAATTAATTAAGATGGGCAGTTTTGACTGCCCTTTTTTTATGGATATATGGCACTACCAAAAGACCCTGGCAAAATAGCTGAGAGTAACATTCGTTCTCAGAACAACCTGGCACAAGGCACACCGACTGAGTTCGCTCGAAACCCAAATAGTGACTTCGTACAAGTTGCTGGTCTTGGAAAGTTAACTTTTGATCTACTTACGGGAGTAACAAAAAGTGGAGTAGATGCCACAACTTCAAAACCTTTTGCTGATCTTCTTACAAATATAAACAAAGGTAATGTAAGTGAGGCCATAAGTAAGAATATAGCCCAGCCCTCTAAAGTTCCTACTACGCAAGACACGGGACTTGTTCCAGATCAAGGCACCTACTCTGAAATTGACACAAAAAAACTTCTTGGAAAGGCTTTGTTGTCTGAAAGCGGTTACAAAGAATTTGAAGAGCAAGGCTTCCAGGCATTAAATGTAAGACAAAGGCAAGAGCAGTTAGATGCTGAACAAGCACTTGGAATTCAGCAACAAATGACTGATGACGAGCAGTTAATGAAAGGCATGACCACAACTGCCAAAAAACAGCTAAAAGAAATCGAGGAAGGCAAGGAAACAAAACTTGGTTTTGGTAGTGAAGAACGCACTCAGAGTTTGCTTGAGAAAATGAAAGAGAGTGCCAAAAGTTTAGACGAAGGTGGAGATTTTAATTTTAAAAACATAGACGGCCCTGATGATATTCAAAAGGCTATATCGGCTACTGCGGAAGTATTTAGTGACGAGCAGAGTGTATTTAAAAGAGAGTTGCGAACTAAAGATCAGACAATGGATGATGCGGCTGGAATACTTGCAGATGAGAATGGAATTACCAGACGGGTTTTAATGCGAAAGCAAGGAGAAACTTTTAATGCTGAAATGATGGTTGCTGCCAGGCAACTCCTTAGAAACTCAGCTAAAAAACTTGCAGAGATGGCGCAACAAATTGAAAATGGTCAGGCAACAGACATTGAAAAACTAGCATTTCGCAGACAGATGGCAGTTCACGCAGCTATTCAAATGCAAGTTAAGGGAGCGCAAACGGAGATCGCCAGAGCCTTAAATAGTTTTAATATTAAGGTTGGTGCTGATTTAGACCCAGAACGAGCAGGCGAATTGGCAAAATTAGCTATGAGTGGTCAAGATGGTGAAGTAACAGAGCATCTTGCGACAAGGCTTTTAGATACTTATAGAACCAAAGGTGTTACGGGTGTTAATGGACTTACAGAAAAAGGGTATGCCGCAAAAACAAAAGAAATAGTTCACGAACTATGGCTGACAAGTATTTTAAGTAGTCCAGCTACACAATTTAAAAACATTTTGGGAAATGCAATGTATATGGGCTATCAGCTTCCATCGGAACTGATTGCTGGTATGTATGGTGCATCAAGACGCAAAATGTTTCCCTTTAGTGAGTTTGCATTAAAAGAAGACCAAGTTTATATGCAAGATGCCTTGATAAGAGCGCATGGATGGAACACCACCTATAGAGATGCAAAGGCAGCTTTTAAGTATGCCTATATAAATGAAATGCCTGCACGGGCGCAAAAACTTGATGTAGAGAATACCTCTGCCCTTCAAGTTCCTGATCATGTTCCTTGGGCCAAAAGTATTAATTTAATTGGAGGAGTAATTAGGACTCCATTTCGTTTGCTGCTTGGAATGGATGAGTTTTTTAAAACTATTTCTACACGAGGTGAACTTCAGGTAAAAGCGCATCAAAGGTTTCAACACGCACTACGAATGGGTAAGACGGAGGAGGAAGCAGCTGACGCGGCTGGCATGGTCTTTCTTGATCCAAAGGCATTTGCAGCAGACTTAGAGGCAAAGGCTCTCCATGACACCATGCAAGAAAGTTTAGGAACTCCTGGCAAGGTTGTTCGCGGTTTTCAAAATACCTTGATTGGGCGATTTATTTTGCCTTTCTCAACGGCACCTACAAACTCATTAAAGAATTCAGCCTTAAATACACCAATTGTACAATTTCTAGTGCCAGGGTTTAGAAATGATTTGATGGGTCGCAATGGCCCAGGAAAACATAGTTTGGCAATGGGCAAATTAGCATACAGCGCAATGACTGCCTCTGCCATTTCCTATGCCACTACTAAAGGGCGCATGACGGGTGCGATGCCAAGAAAACAAAAGGACAGAGATGCCCTGCCCCCAGGTTGGCAGCCTTATAGTTTTGTAATTAAGCGCGAAGGTTTCCCACCAGGAAAGCCTCTTTATGACCCCTACACGGGCAAACCTAATGGGCCATTGTTGTATGTAAGTTATGCTGGTTATGAGCCAGTAGGCGGTATATTGGGTGTTATAGCAGACACTACAGCTAGAATTGTTGAAGACCATGATAATTATCAAAATCCAGTTCATGGAATAAGTGAGGCATCAAAATCGGCAGCGGCAGCTGTGGCGCAATACTATAGCAATCTTCCCATGCTTCAAGGAATGAGCGATGTCGTAGACTTTGTAGACGCGTTAATGAACGAAGAGACTGACAATGAGTTAGATGATTTAGTTAGAGGCCCAGCGGAAAACTTTCCATTTATATGGAGTTCGATGCAAAGGTCAGTATCAAGAGCCTTTGACCCAGGAGTTTACGATGTCAAAACAGACTCAGAATTTTTTACCATAAATGATATTGAAAAATTAATAGACCGCCCAGATGGAAGCCAAGGATACCGCTTTCAGTTGCCAGATGGATCGCCAAATTATGCAATGGTAGGGCAGCTTAAAGCTAGTGAACATTTGGAATTTTTAATCAACTTTGGAGATTACGCATTTAATAATGCTACAAAGATTAACCTTCAGCCATCAGGGCTTATTAGTCGGGAAGGTAGAACAGAAGAACGATACGACACTTTAGGTCAAAAATTGGGTTCCGATAATACAAGTCTTGCAACCAATCCTATTGCCACAACCTTATCTACAATTACGGGAATAAAAATAAAATACGGAGAAGAACCCACAGTAGTACAAGAAGAACTAATGCGCCTTACTGCAATGCTCCCAAGTGAAGGCTGGCCTCTCTCTAACCCAAAAGGGAAAGGATCAATGACTTTTGAGAGAGCAGTTCGCAATCAATGGGTAGGTCTAGCCAAAGGTGAAGAGCCAGTAATTGACGCATCAGGTGAAGATTTGCGAGTAAAGATTAATTTTAATAATGGTTTCGTTACGTTTCAGCAGGCCTTAGAGCAGATGATAGATCCAGTAAACAAAGGAACTTTTTTAGGACAGCAATACCATAGATTAAGCGACAGCAAACGACATGATTTAATAGTGATGATCGACAAGCAATACAAAGATGCCGCTTTTAAAAAACTCCTTACCCTACCTGGTTACGAAAACCTTGCCGCTGTTTTTGCTGACAAGGAAATTCTAAAGCAGGCCAATGCCAGATTTGAAAGTGGTTCATTAGGCAGATTTCAAGTTCAACAATAGGAAATAGAAAATGACAGTTTCTAGTACAACAAACAGAGCATCACTATCGGGCGATGGCAGTACACATAGCTTTGCCTATGGTTTTAAGATCTTTGCAGATACAGATCTGACAGTTATTGTAAGAGCCTCCACGGGGTCAGAAACGACAAAGACTCTCAACACACACTATGTGGTTACTGGGGCTGGGTCAGCTTCTGGCGGTACTGTTTTATTCAAATACAATACTGGAACCTCTTCAGACGATCATTACTCCGCAACGGATTATAGACCAGCATCAGGCGAAACAGTTATTCTATTGAGAGAACAACCGATGACACAAGGGTTGGATCTTGTTGCAAACGATCCCTTCCCTGCTGCTTCTTTTGAGGACGCATTAGATAAATTGACATTTATGGTGCATCAGCACGATGAGACTTTGGGTAGAACATTTAAGGTTTCAAAGACAAATACGATTTCATCATCTGAATTTGTGGACAATGCTTCAACTAGAGCAAGTAAGACCCTTGGGTTTGATAGTTCTGGTGACCTCACAACTATTGCTGATTTTCTCCCAGCAGGCGGTGATGCCGCGATGTTTAAGTTTAGCACTTCAACCACGGATTCCGATCCTGGTAGCGGTTACCTTCGACTCAACCATGCTACAATAGCTTCAGCGACAATCGCGTATATTGATGATTTGGAATACAACGGAACAGATGTATCTGCTTGGGTGCAGTCTTGGGATGATGTCTCAGCGAACCCTACCAACAGAGGAAGGATAAGATTAACGAAGGCTGGTGTCCTTGATACATGGCATACATTTAAAATATCTTCTGCTTTGGTCGATGCGTCAGGATACACAAAAGTTAATCTGACTTATATAGATGGTTCTGGAACTCTTGCAGCGGATGATAAAGTTTGGGTAAGTTTTGCAGCAAGTGGCGAAGATGGAGTTTCTCCAGGCTATTTCTATAAATTCGACACTGGCACAAGTGATGCCGATCCAGGGGCTGGTGAGATTTCCTTTAACCACGGAACATATTCAAGTGTGACTCAGATATTCATAGATGATGCAGACCAACACGGTGTTTCTACACAAGCTGACACAATTACCTGGGATGACAGTACGGCTGGTACCAAGGGGTATTTGCAAATCGTTGATATCAACGACAAGACTACTTATGCAAAATTCAAGATCAACGGAGCAGCGACTGATGCGAGTGGCTATAATAAATTAGCAGTTAGTCATGTTGTCTCAAACAATACCTTTTCAGCTGCTGATGAACTGTCCGTTCACTTTACACCAAGCGGTAATGACGGTGCCGTTCCTGGCTATACATTTACATTCGATAATGGTACGTCAGATGCAGACCCTGGATCTGGAGATGTAAGATTCAACAACGGAACCTATGCTTCAGCGACTTCTATCTTTATTTCAGATAATGACTCCAATGGAGTTGATGTCTCTGCCGATTTATTAACTTGGGATGACTCTACGTCTACGATCAGAGGATATCTTCATATAGTCGATACTGATGATCCTAGTACCTATGCAAGATTTAAGATTAGTGGAGCAAGCACCGATGCAAGTGGTTATGTTAAACTGGCGGTCACACATTTAGTTAGTAACAACACATTTACAGCTGGTGATATCCTCTCCGTCCATTTCACAATGACGGGTCTAAAAGGTGACACTGGGGCCACGGGATCTACGGGTGCAACGGGTGCAACGGGTGCAACGGGTGCAGCTGGAGCCTCTACAACTTTTACATTAACAGACGGGTCAACCTCTCAAACTATCGAAAATGGAAACACTCTTACGGTAACCTCTGGAGAAGGTATTGATGCAACGGTTTCAGCGACAGATACTCTTACTATAGCTGGTGAGGATGCTACAACATCTAACAAAGGTATAGCGTCTTTTGCATCTGCTGATTTTACAGTATCAAGTGGTGCGGTAAGTTTAGAGGCTGCCGTTGTTAAAACAGATGAACAGAATACATTTACAAAAGCGCAATTACCTAGCACTTACACGGCTGCTTTATCTGCAACAAGTGGAGTACTAGACTACGACACCTACCAGAACTTTATTATTACTCTGGCAAGTGGCGCAAATACTTTAGCGGCTCCTACTACTGAGGGTTCTCAAATTGGGCAAACTGGAGTGATTGTATTCATTCAACCTTCATCATCTTCAGCAGGTACAGTTAGTCTTCATGGCGATTATGAAAGTATAAATGGTGGTGGCTTAACTTTATCTTCAACCAACAATCAATATGATGTTGTTCCTTACTTTGTAAAGGCAGACAACAGTATTTTGCTTGGTAGTCCTTCTAAGGCTTTTGCATAATGGTTAACTTTTCCTCAGAAAAATGGTTTTCTGAATCTAGTTTCTATCCGTATGAGATAAGTTCCTCATGTCGTTTTAATACTGACCAGTCATCATGTATGGAAAAAACATTCTCAGGTGCAGGCAATAGAAAAGTATTTACATTTTCAACTTGGACAAAGTTAGCGTCAGGGTCAAACAGTAAATCGTTTTTTACAGCAGGCGCAGACGCACAAAATAAAACTGAGTGTGGTATGCAAAGTGGAGCATTAAGGTTTGAAAATGAAGTTTCTAATGACAGAGATTTAAAGGATACAAAGGCAGTATTAAGAGATAGAAGTGCATGGTATCATCTTGTTTATGCTATAGATTTAACGCAAAGCACAAATAATGACAAAGTTAAGATGTATATAAATGGTGTATTGCAAACAGAATTTGGCTCAGAAGATGACACATTTGCGAATGTTAACAGTAACATTAATGCAGCGGCAACACATTACATTGGGAAAAGAGGTTATAATGGCACAAGATACCATGACGGATATATGGCAGAGACACATTTTATTGATGGCACACAACTAACGGCTGACTCGTTTGGAGAAGAAAAAGAAGATGTTTGGATTCCAAAACAATATACTGGTTCTTACGGAACAAATGGTTTTTATTTAAAGTTTGACCAAACTGGAAGTGGCACTCCGTCTGCGTCAACAAGAGGTGCAGATAGTTCTGGAAATGGGCATCACTTTACTACAAGTGCAGTAAATGCGGCAGACTGTAACAGACCAGACACCCCTACAAATAATTTTTGTACCATGAACCCACTAGCACTAAGTAATACTGGAGCGGCAGACTTTTCAATAGGCGATACATTAATCACTCTCGCAGACAATGAAGAAGCGTTTGGTAGTTTTCCAGTTTCATCAGGTAAATGGTATTTTGAACTTGACTATCAAGCATCCGCGTCAAGTAATAATAAACTTGGGATAGGTATAGCAGACGCAGATAATCCAAACAATAATGAGCAAATTAATTATGGTCATGTGTCAACCACTTGGGCGGTAGGCGATATAATTGGTGTCGCAGTAAATGTTGATGACGAAGAAATAACATTTTATAAAAATAATACAGCTATTGAAACAAATACTGACTGGTCTAGCAAAGGGTGGACAACTATTGTTCCCTTTCTTACTTCTGGAAATTCAGCAGGAGATGAAACAGCAATGTTGAATTTTGGGGGAGATAGTTCTTTTAATACTAATAAAACCCCACAAGGAAACTCAGACGAAAATGGGCATGGAGATTTCTACTACACACCTCCATCTGGTTATTTAGCGATGTGTGCAAAAAATCTTCCAGAACCAACAATCAGTCCATTTGGTAATGAAAATCCATCTGACTATCAGCTTACAAAAAGATGGACAGGAGATGGTTCAGAAAAATCTATAACTACAACTTTTCAACCTGATTGGGTATGGATAAAGCATAGAGATGGAACAAAAAATCATAGACTTTTTGATAGTGTTAGAGGTGCAAATAAAAGACTTGCATCAGGAGGTACTGATGGTGACACTACTATGACACAAGGTCTTAAATCTTTTGATGCTACTGGTTTTACTCTTGGAACTGCGGCTAGTGTTAATACAAGTTCTGATACCTATGTGGGTTGGGCTTGGAAAGCAGGCACTGCATTTTCTAATGACGCTTCAGCTACAGGTGTAGGTTCAATAGATAGTTCTGGTTCTGTTAGCACTAAAGCAGGGTTTAGTATTATTAGTTATACTGGTACTGGTTCAAATGGAACAGTGGCTCATGGATTAGGAGCAAAACCTGATTTTATTATTGTAAAAAGTAGATCGCAAGGAACTACAGGGTATACAGGTAATTGGGATGTATATCATTCAGCTAATGGGGCTGAAAAATATTTATACTTAAATGATACTGCGGCTTTAGGAGATCAAGCAAATATTTGGCAAGATACAGAACCTACTTCTTCTGTTTTATATAGGAACAGCGGCAGCGGTAAACACCAGTAGTGATTCATTTATAGCTTATTGTTTTAGCGGAGTTGAGGGCTATTCAAAGTTTGGGTCATATTCTGGAAATGGAAGTTCAAATGGGCCATTTATTTTTACTGGTTTTCGTCCTTCATGGTTGATGGTGAAACGCACAGATTCAACAACAAGTTGGTACATTTATGACAACAAAAGGGATGACATAAATTTAGCAGGCACACTTTTGCAAGCTGACAATGATGCGGCAGAGGCAGAATCAACAACAAATGCTTTTGATTTTTATTCAAATGGTTTCAAAGCAAGGGGTACTGGAGGTACAGTAAATGCAAGTGGTGGAACATTTGTTTACATGGCCTTTGCTGAGATGCCGTTTAAGTATGCTAACGGAAGATGATAGGAGGACATAATGGTTTGGAAATATAAATCGCGAGAGATATCAGGTGGCAGACCTTGGAAGGATGATGATGGCTTTACGCATCCGTATAATTGGATGACTTGGGATGATTCTACAAAGAAATCAAAAGGTTTAGCATGGACAGATGACCCTGCGCCTTATGACAATAAATTTTATTGGGGTTACAAAGCAGATAACAAAACTCTTATTGAAAGAAAGTTATCTGATGAAGATGTTGTTGATGACTCTGGAAATAAATTAAAAGATGATGATGGCAACCAAGTTATCAATGAAGGTTTGAAAACTATTTGGGTTCGCAAAACAAAAGAGTCAGCTAACGGAAGGCTTCAAGATACTGATTGGTATGTTACTAGAAAAGCAGAGGCAGGAACGGCAATTCCTAATGGAACTTCTACCTATAGAACAGCAGTAAGAACGGCATCAAAAACTATAGAAGATAAAATAAATGCGTGTTCTAATTTAGCCGCTTTCAAAGCATTGTTTGATGTTCCCGTTGATAGTGATGGAAAGCCAACTGGCAATGCTCCAATATATGATTGGCCTAAAGAATGAGTAAGCCAACTCTTACCTCTGTAACCGAACAGATACATCAACTTGATACACGTTCTCATCGCCTCGAAACTGAAACAAGTATTCAGTTCAAGGATCTTTTTAATCGCATTAAGCGCATTGAAGGTATCCTTATTGCTGCTTTTGCTACAACTATTATTATTCTTTTAACTGTGGCACTCCAACTCTAAACAAACTTAAAATTTATTAATCGGACATATATTACCGAGCC